CGAGGATTCCCAAAGATGACTCGCCCGACGACGTTAAGCTCGCGTGGGCGAAAGCTAACGGCTGGAGCGAAAACCTCGATGATTACAAGTATGAACTGGACGAAACACTGAAAACTAAAGTCTCTGTTGACGACGCCAAGCTCCAGAAGGCCAAAGAGTTTCTGCAAAAGGAACTCCAGTTAAGTCCGGCCAAAGTCAAAAAAGCTCTGGATTATTATTATCAGGATACCGCGCAGAGTCTTGACGACTACAATATTGTATTCGAGCAGGACAAGGAAAGGCGAAGGAACGGAGGGCAGGCCGTTCTGAGAAAGCATTTAGGCTCTGATTCAGATATTCGCGCGGCTCGCGCTCAGGCGGTGTTCGATAAGTTCGCCAAAATCCCGATTAAGACCAAAGACGGCGAGATAATCCCGTCGGAGAAACTTTTCGAGGAATTTCCGGGCCTGGCCGAATCGCCGTGGATGACGATGATTTTCAATAATATCGCCGAATCTATGAGCGAAGACAGCCTTAGAGGGCTGGTAAAACCGACTATGCCGACGCCTCAGCAGATAGACGAGCAGATTACCAAACTCAGGCAGGACCCGGCGTATCTCGACCGTACCAATCCCAATCACAAACGTGTCGTCAAGGAAGTCGAAGATTTGTATATCAAGAAAGCGAGCGCTAAATAATGTATAAAGATAAACCGATGAAAACATTTGTTATGCTTCCTGTGTATCTCAAAGACGAATACAGGTGCGCCGTGCCCTCGGAGCTTGGTCAGATTCAGGTCAATGTCGGCGACGAGTTTGTCATCGACAAGCGTCCGGGCAGCTACGCCGAACTCAGGAAGATGAAAGTACATAAAGTCGCTGCGGTAAAATTCAACGTTTTCGACAATTCGAGACTCATCGAGCTTGAGCCTGTCAAGTTTATGACGCAGGAACAGTTAGACGAGTTTATGAAAGGAAAACGAAGGTTATAATCAGATTACCTCGCAAGAGTCCTGACGCACGCGCGTAAGACGCGCCGCCCAAGACAGGCGTAAAACTTGCAGGAAAGCCCCGCAAGACGGACTACCTTTCCGAAAATAGTAAATCTTAAACTGTTTTTTGAAAGGAACCACAATGAGTATTACCATTAACGGCGGCGTTCCTGATTGGTTTGTCGATAAGTTCAAGGACGACGTATATCAGGTATGCCAGCAAAGAGAATCACTCCTTGCCGGGGCTTGTGCAAGAGAGCCGATAACCGCCGAAGCCACCTCTTTCGATATGATTGGCAAGGTGGAGCTTCAGGCGAAAGTCGGGCGCAACGTCGAGACGCCCAAGAACAGCCCCAACGCTTCGAGACGGTGGATTTTTACAGACCCGTGGCACACCGCCTTTCAGTTCGATATGGACGACGACCTCCAGATGAAACTGAATCAGTCCGGCGCTACGGTCGAGGCCATCAGGTACGGCAGGAACAGGAAAATCGATGATATTGTCATCGCCGCCTTCGACGCCACCGTCGCTTCCGGCAGGCGAAGCAACACATCGAGCATAACCTGGGCCAGTGCAGGCGGAGATACTGCATATACCCGTACGTCAGGCGGAAGAACAATTATTCACGACTGCGCAGTAGGTAACTGTTCAAGCGCAGATACCGGAATGACCGTTGAGAAAATCCAGCTTGTCAAAGAGTATTTTATGAAAAATGAAGTTCCGGCGGACGAGCCGATTTTCGGACTGATTGCCCCTGAGAAGGGGACAGACCTTTGGGGTCAGGAAGAATACGTTAATGCGGACTACAATACAGACCAGCCTCTCGCTACATTGACGTACCTCAAACGGTGGGGCGGGATTAACTGGATTGTGTCGAACAAGGTTGTGGCCGGAACAGCCAATGACATTGGCCTTGATACCAACGTTTACAAATGCTGGTTCTGGGCGAAAAGTGGTATGGTTCTCGGCGTGGCCGATGAAATGACGGTAAGGATGTCAGACCTTCCCGACCAGTCTTACGACCAGCAGGTGTACGTCCATATCAATATGGGCGCGATGCGGCACGATGAGGACAAGATTTGCGTAGTTGAATGTCAATAATTCTGGAAAGGATATAAGAATGAGTTACACAAATTATGACCAGACTTACCAGCGGAACAAGATTACCTGCCGCCGGTTTGACTCTGCATACGGGGTTTTCGAGCCTCACGCCGTGCAGAAGTTCGCGCTCGGCACACCTCTGGAAATCGACGATGGAACGGGCAGGATGTGGCGGTACAGCAAAAATTCTTCCGCTGCAATTCTCGCTAAGGCTCTTATGAACGTGGCACAAGTTCACGATGCTGAGGCGATTACGTCAACGGCGCAGACGGACTACGGCGCATCGGCTGGAGCGAAAAAGTTTGAAGTATTGCAAACAACTCTCAATGCCTGGACTGACCACGACCTTATCGACGGCTGGCTGCTTGTCGGTGACGGCGGGACGGCTATGGGCGATATGTACGTGATAAAAGACAACTACTGGACTACCAGCGATACCGTGATGATGGTCGAAATCGCCGATGAAGGCGGACTGCGTAACGCCATCGCCGCTACAGACGATGTTGTTCTTTTCAGGAACAAGTGTAGAGATACTATTGTTGCGCCCACCACTCAGACTCTCGGTGGTCCCGCTGTTGGCGTATCTCTTGCCGATGTTCCAAAAAGCTACTTCTATTGGGCACAGTACAGGGGATATTGTCCTATGATACTGGATACTACCGATACCATTATCGTTGGTGAACCTGTCGGCAGGGCTGGCACTCTCGATGTTGCAGGATGTGTTGGCTTGGTTGCGAATGACGGGACTGACCAGGTATGGGGTGTTTGTGTTTACGCCTCAACTAATGCCGAAGCCGCGATTATCGACTTGATGTTACCGTAAGTTATGGGGGTAGCAATACCCCTACTTTTTTGAAAGGATATGAAATGAGAACGTTTACTTTTGTCTTTTTGGTTTTGCTGTGTTGCACTATGGCCATAGCGCGGCCGGTATCGGGAAGTTCCCCGGATGTAAAACTCGGAGCTTATACCGGCCCTGAAGGAGGCTCTGACCAGGATGATACCGTTAAGGCGTCTCTGGATTTAGCGCATACCGACCTTGACACAGGACTGCAATATGACCAGGATTTTCTTGGATTGTTAGGTCTTGGCACAGGCAACATTTTCTATGTTGATAACGGCACGGATGGTGACGCCGGTACTTCGTGGGCAACTGCGGTTGGCACACTTGACGAGGCGGTGAATCTTTGTACTACCGGAGCAGGCGACTCTATTCTTGTCGCCGCCGGACACAATGAAGCTCTTACCGCTGCCGACGGCGTAGATGTTGATAAGGCCAGTATCACGATTATCGGACTGGGAACAGGTTCAAGCAAGCCTACTTTTGATTATGACCACGCCAACGGCGAATTTGTTATAGGCGCGGCTGGTGTTCATATCAAGAATCTTCGGTTCAGGGTTTCGGCGAACGCTACTACAAAGGCCATAGACGTTGAATCTGCTGGTGATGACTTTATTATCGAGGATTGCGAGTTCGGTTTTGCTGAACTCGCCACAGATGAATTTTCAAGCGCGATAATTGTCGGTGATACGGCTAACGGCGGCGTTATAAGAGGCTGTACGTTCGACGCGGCAGGTCAGGCCGCTGTTCAGGCTATTTTAATGGATGCTGATATTACCAGTATCACCATTGAAGACAACGTTGTAAGAGGTGATTATTCCGTCGCCTGTATTAAAGGTGACGAACAATCCGACAGCGTGATTATTAGGAACAACCTGTTAATGGATGGTATAACCGGCGGCGCTTCCGGCCTTAATGACCAACCGTGTATTGAGCTTCACGCTTCGACAACTGCGTTAATTAACGACAATACCTGTATCACCAACGTTGCAATTCCTGAACTGGCGATTGTCGCTGCCGATGCGTTTCTTGCAGGTAATACTTACAGTGAGACTGAAGGCGTTTACGGCGCGCGGGAAATCGGTCTTGTCCCCGGCAGGACGTATGCGGCCAAGTGCAGTACAACCACCGCTTATGCGGAAGATTTGTTTGTTGTTGCCGGCGGGCCGATTCTGATTACGAGTTTCGTAGGTCAGGTAACGACTGCAATTGCCGCCGCCGGTGGCAGTCTGCACGTCTGGTGTGACGCCACAACTGCAACTCAGGATATACTGTTCAGTACGGCTGTCGCCGTTGACGGCGATGCAGTCGGGACGTTATGGTGCTTCGATTTGGACGACGGTCAGGCTGTACTCAACCCGGAAGAGAACGCAGGTGGTTCTACTTACGGTAACTGGTTTTGCCCGATAGGGACAATAGAGCAGTCTAACACTGATGCTGACGCTACGGGCGCAATCGACTGGTATATGACGTTTATACCTCTTGTTGACGGCGTTACAGTTACACCACAATAACTAATGGGAGGGCTTAATGCCCTCCCTGTTTTTCAAGGTGAGTTATGTCTGTTATAGATGATGCCGATATAATCGAATTGTGCAATCGGGCCCTTAATCTTCTGGGGCAGGGGGATATTGTAATTAACGGCTCAGGCAGAAACTATAATCTTTGTCTGAGATTCTTCCCGAAGGCAAGAGACGAGATATTAGTGTCTCACCCTTGGAACGACGCTATCAAACGGGCGAATATGATTGAGACTACCAATCCTCTGCACGGCTACAACTATTCCTTCACCAAACCGTCCGACTGTCTTAGAGTTCTGGAGATTGACAATGACCCGTTAGTGGAATTTCGGGTGGAAGGTTCAAACGTTCTTGCGAATAAATACGAAGCCCCTGCTGATTACGATGAAGATGAGGTCGATTATCTCGCCGGTGAGTATATTTCTTCCGATGATTCCGGCGACGACCTGACTTATCTGGTGGATACGGCCTTTACGTCAAGCGATGAGACTTCCGATTTGTCGAGCTATTGCACTTCGCAGGGCGGTGCTTTGATGTATATGCCAGTGAGGTGCATCTTTCAGCAGACGGATGTAACGGCTTACAAGCCCCACCTTGAACAATGTATCGTTTACGCTCTGGCGATAAAACTGTCCGCCCCCGTAAAAGCCAATGAGAAAGCGGCCCTCAATTTGCAGCAGATGCTATACGGCGGGCCGAGCGTGGTCGGGTATTTGAATATGGCAAGGTCAACTGACGCGCAGGAAAGCGCGGTAACGGAGGTTAAGACTCAGAATTGGCTAAACTCAAGATACTAATTTTATTATTGGCGTGTTCGGTTTGTTTCGCGCAGGAAAATCCGTATAGAGTATTAAATTCCTGGAACGCGGGCGAGTTAAGCGACCTTATTTCGGCGCGCGAAGATTTATCCAAGTATCAGGCCGGATGCTCGGTAATGGAGAATTTCTTCCCATTGCCTCAAGGCGCAGCGCAGAAAAGGCCGGGCACTAAGTATATAGCGGAAGTGAAGGACTCTAATCATCCGGCGAGATTATTGCCGTTCGAGTATTCCGAGGAGCAGGCGTATGCCCTTGAGTTCGGGAATGAATATATAAGATTTTTCTACGACAAAGCGCCGGTGCTTGTTGGTACTGGTACGGAAGATTTATCTTCACTCGATAATATCGTGGCGCACTGGTTAATGGGGGACAACGAGGCTTCTACGACCGTTACAGATGACGAAGAGAATTTTGACGGTACGGCCAGCGATAACACTTCCGATATGCACGCTGCTGGTGTTGTCGGAGACGCTTTGGATTTCGGGGGCGACCAGCTTGTTACGATTTCCGACGATGATAGTTTCAGCTTCGATGATTCCGGCGATGAGCCGTTCAGTATAGCAGGATGGTTTTTTATTACAGATACCGGTGAGATACAGACTTTGGTTTCCAAGTGGGAAGATGGCGTAGCTCAAGAATACAAGTTATGGATGGACGCCGACCTGAAACTTAATATGACCCTTTCCGAAGCCGTGGCCGACCTTAGCGGGGATTGCGTTTCGCAATGGAAACTCAATGACAACGCGGCGACGACGGTGGTGGTCGATACCATCGGACTACAGAACGGCGTGGCGACTACCAATACCGAAAACCTTACAACGGCGGGGGCAACGGCCAATACCGGAACGGCGTTTGATTTGGATAATACTTATTATGTGACTGTTGACGATAACGATGCGTATTCTTTCGGCGACGGCACTGATGACAGCGCTTTCAGTATAGCCGCTTGGGTCTATGTAGTAAATACCGCCGGTTTTAATACGATTATTGGTAAATACGATACCACCACCAGTAGTGAAGCAAGGGAATGGTGGTTTCATATTACAAGTGGCGAGGTAATTGGATTAAGGCTTTATGACGAAAGCCAAAATAGTTATCGTTCGCGTGTTGCAGATGACGCACTCGCTACCGGCTGGCATTTTGTCGTTTGTACTTATAATGGAGATGAATCCAACCCTGTAGACGGAATCAACCTTTATGTAGACGGGGCAGTCGTAGATTCGACAGCTTATACTTCTTATCCTGCCGGAACTTATACAGCTATGGAGAACCTTGCTACAGTAGTTTCTATCGGAGCGGCTAAATATACAGACGGCACTTATCAATATGTCTGGAACGATAAACTCGATGTTATATCATTATTTGATAAAGAGCTTTCCTCCGGTGAGGTTTTAGCTCTTTACGCCGGAGGAGAAGGTACGGAAAATCTTGTTCTCGGAGATACTACTTACGC